TATACTACCTGAAACCAGTGCATTAAAGATATACGAACCCGTGTCAACATAAGTTTCAGTCTCATCAATGTCGGAAGCGAGTTTGGTATACTCACCACCCACTTCTTTTACGATTTCTTTAAGAAAATCCATTAGGCAACCATCCCGTATTGTTCACGAAGTATTTTTTTATAGGGTAAACCTTGTTCTTTTAGTTCTTTTATCAGTTTGAGTTTGTGATAAAGAGCAGAGTCTCCACCAAAACCTAATGCTTTTACAATAGTATTCAGTTCATCGTCATTAATAGGAAGATCCATCATGCAAAAAATAGTTCAAGGTTTACAGTTTTTTCGACATTCCACCCAATGGAATCAAGAATAGATTTCAATGGGTCTACAAAACTCTTTTCGAATTGTAAGTCATAGTCGATATATTTGTCAAGTCCAAGTTCCTTTGGAAAATCTTGAATAAAAGAAATAATATTTTCTTGAATGATATTTGGTTTTTTCAAATATACAAACTTAATTTTTTCACCATTACTGATCAAAGAATACTTATTCGTCAATTTCTTTTCCTTTATATAATGATTAAAAAGAAGTGCTCCACGAATATGAATGGGAGTCTTATGAGCATAAATGGTTGATGAGGCAGCATATTTCCGAACATCAGAAGCAGTTCTTGGAAATGCTATTTGTTCTGGCGGAAGTTTTCTAAACTCTTCACGACACTTATCAATAAAGTTGATTACATCCTCTTCGGTTCCAGTCATCATTAATTTAAGAGCATCCTTAATCATCTTGCGACATGGAGCTGGTGTAGATGACTTAACTGCTTCAATACCCATGATCTTCAACTTGGGTTCTGAATAGGCAACACCTTCACTGTTCCAAACGTTGAGAATATAACGCTTTTTCGCAGTCCAGATTCCACGGTCAGCGATATTCTCACGCTTCATCTGCATCTTTTGATCGTATGCATTCACATAGTTAGCCAGTTCTTGGTAAGCACCTTCAATATACTTTTCAAGTTCCATTTCACAGACCTTATCAAGGAAAGCGACAATGCTTTCAGTAGTTTTCTCTCTGCCTTTGAATACACGTTCAACCAAAGGGCCCATATTAAGGTATATAGAATCAGTATCTGAAGCAATAACGTAATCAACATCATCGGTCTTAAGAATTTTATTGAGATAAGAATTCATCTTCCCTTCAATCCAGCGAATACTGACTTGTCCAGAAAGAGTGATTGCCTCTGCGTTGGCTAATTTATAATAGCGGAAATACTGATTACCGATGGCACCATAAGCAGAGTTAAGAGAAATCTTCTTTGCCATCTGGATGTTGTTACACCTTGCAATCTCCTTTTCCAGGTCTTTCGTCTTTGTCTTTTCATATTCTTTCTTAGCTTGAATCATTTTCTTTTTGAAAATGACACGTTCATTGTACATTTTTTCCATGAGTTCTGGGAGAAACCCACGAACATCTTTGCGATACATTGCGCCGTTGGCACATACCGCATAGTCTTTATGCAACTCAAAGTTAATCTCTTGATTTAAAACCCTTTCAACATTTGCAGTGGGATGTCTTTCTTCCAGAAGTGTTTCTGGTGAGATGTTGTATTGCATGATGAGATGAGGGTAAAGGCTATTAAGGTCAAAATTAACCACCCAATCATATACCCCAGGAATCGGTTCCTTGACGTAGGCGCCTGCATACTTGGTGTCCTTTGCGGTACGTTCTTTGGGAGGAATAACAATATCCCTCTTCTTTAAATAGTTAAAAATGATGTTATCCCACATGCGAACTTGGTAAAATACATCACCAAAATTCACCTTGGCATCAAAAGCCATGGTCAGTGCAAGTTCGATCAGTTTCATCTTGTCTTCCAAACGGTCAACAAGTTCCACGTCAACAATGTTATATTCTACAAACTTTTGCCAACCCTTAGAATAGGGGTCCTTGAAGGTATCAAACTCAGAGTGATCAAGTTTCTTTTGGCCAAGTTCCACTTCAGCAATGTGATCAAGGCGATATGATTCCTGTGCTTTATAAGTGAACTTCTTATAAAGATCGAGGTAATCAAGTTGAGTAATGCCACCAACATCAAAGTAAACTTGTTTTCTACCGCTTACATAAATTTCATTCTCAGTATTCAACCCCCAAGGTGAAAGTCGCTTCATTTGCTTTTCACCAAGAACACGATTCAATCGACGGCAGATATACGGAACGTCATACAACTGAACGTTCCAACCCGTAATTACATCTGGATGATTTCTATCCCACCAATCAATGAAAGTTTGCAGAAGATTATACTCACTATCACACTGAATGTAAGTTACATTCTCCTGTTTATTATTAAATGGTTTTGTTCCCCAAGTGGTAATCTTTTTTGTATTATAATCTTGAATAGAAATCAGCAACATCTCCTCAGCAGCCGACTCCACATCAGGGAATCCATTTTCAGATTCTACCTCGATGTCAATCGTATACAGTCTGATTTTAGAAATATCAAACTTGATTTCATCTTCTGGATATTTTTCTGAGATGTACTGAGAAACATATCTATCGTTGCCATAGATACGAAACCCATCTACACCTTCATACTTTTTGTAAAACTCTCTACAGTCTCTTACAAATCCAGGTTGAATTGGTTCAACACTTTCTCCTTCAAGAGTTTTATACTTTGATTGTTTTTTTGTGGGAACAAAAAGAGTAGGAGTATACTCTTCTTTGAACATTACATATTCACCATTATCATATGCACGAACAAGAAACTGGTTACCGATTAATTGTACGTTCGTATAAAATCTCATTTAGTCAGTTGTTGATATTTTTCAAGAAGAGTGGGCTTAGGGTCAATGATTGTCAGAATTTTATCTGAGTGAATCATAAAAACATTCTGGTTTGTTACATCTAGCAACCAAGGTTCTAGATTATCACCTTTCACAACAAATGGATTTGTGAGTTTACAATCTGGTTCACCCATCTCTGAACCAACTTCTTCAATTGCTGAGACTAAGATCTGAGTCTCTGACAGAACTAATAGTTTAACCATGATTACATCCATTTGTGCCCATTCTACCAATAAAAAAGAGGGGCGTCAACTGGATTGTGCCAGTTTCCCCTCTGCGCCGACGATATTCAAAAGTATTTATAGATAATTCTTACGTGCATGATGATCGGGAACAATCTTTCTCAATTCAACTCGAAGAAGTCCATCCACGAAGGTGACTTCTCTGACTTCTGTGTCATCTGCAATCGTCCACGCTCTCTGGAAAGATCGCTGAGCCACTCCTCGATGAACGTAGTTGGAATCAGATTGTTTATCCTCTTTTTGTCCTTCGACAAAAAGTTTTCCATACTCGGTGAAGACACGGATCTCTTCTTTTTTAAATCCTGCAAGAGCGAGTTCTAAACGAGACTCAGTATTACTTATCTGAATTAAGTTATATGGTGGATAATTTAGGTTAGTTTCATTAAATTCTGTAAAGATTTTACCAAGATAATCATCCATACCAATGCTATACTCATTGATTCTCTTCATGAGCGCAGGAAGATCTGCAGCGGTATAACGCATGAGGTTAGTCATTCTAGTAGCTCCTTTAAAAGCGAGTTTGTGTTGTGTGGATCCTTACGGCATCCATTACTAATTATACAAGAAACGAAAAAAAGAGGAAGGGTAAAAACCCATCCTCTTTTTAGGGTGTTCCGACTTTCGTAGAGACCGCACGAAAGGTCTCGTTAGTATTTATTCAGCACCTTCTACAGGAGATTTTTTCTTTCCAATATTATACTTCTGCTCAAGAATCCATTCGTTCTTATCTCGGTGAGCGATAACTTTAATCTGATTTAGAGGAGCAATGTCTTGAACCAGATCTTCGTTTACAATATTGACTAATCCCCAGTCAGCAAGCAAACGAACAATACGATTGCGACGTTGAACATCGTTAACTGTCAGGTTTGCAAACTTTCCATCCAGAGCAAATAACTCTTTAAAATGGACGATGTAATACTTACCCTGCTTATGCAGAATATGACAAGATTGATAAAGTTTTTTCTCCTTACGGGATGCAACTCCGATACGAGTCAAAGTTTCACGCACCTTTAGAAAATCATCAGGTTCGTTCAAAAGGACTTCTACCATCATGTTAGGAGCCCAATTTACTTGAGGTTCAATTGTTTGGTTTGCCATTGTTTCCACCAGTTTCAAGTTTTTGTTTTATGAAGTCGATTTGTTGACGAGATAGAATTTTCAAAGCCTGGGATGCCTTTTCATTACTATAACCATAGTATTGCTTAACGCATTCTAAATCTTTGATATTATCTTTTCGGAGCCAAGGAGAGAATCTCTTTTTTTTCCTTAGACTATTTAGATAAAACGAATATTGTAAATCTTTATCAAGGTGATGATTAAGATTCATTTCATTTGCAAACATGACACAATCAATATGCCCCGATAAACAACGGTTGATAATGTATGGGGGATAAGACTTGATATCCTCAGATAAATCTTCTTTTGTATGGTTGATTGAATTAAGCCAGTCTTTGAGTTCCATTATTTAAATATCGCAGTGACGCTAACAACTGTTGCTCCAGGATTACGAGCGAGTGCTACTTGCTTTGCATCCTGATAGTCTCTGGCAATCACTTCTTCTTTAAAGACCATGCCAGCCTTGAATAGAGTAACTTCTACTTTCATCGGATAATTTGAATCTCATCATCATCTGTCCAGAGTTCGACCTTAGTTCTGAACCTACCTTCTTCTTTTAGTTTTTCATATCGCTTTGCTGCCTTTTTCTTCCACCAAGAAATAATATTCTCAAGATAGAATTTATCCCAATTAGGGCCACGAAGAAGTTCTTTTTGTTCACCAAGAATTACTTCACGAACATTTGAGTATCCATAATCGGAGATATAGAATCTCTTCTTTTGTGTGAGAGCAAATGCTGCGCCAATTACAGAATTAAACTCTTCAAGTTTCTGCTTATCCTGAAGAGAATTGCGAATAATAGAAATCATCTTTGTCTGACGTTTCATCTTTTTAGATGAAGCTTTATTGTCAGTCAAAGGGGTATTATTATTCAACAGAGTAAATCGATCATGCAACTTATGAAATACTTCATCATGAAGGAGTGGTAAGAACTTACTTTCAGTAAGACCTTTGTATCTCATAAACGGTTTCAGACCATCATACTGAGATGCATCTGTTGTCGATCCATAAAGAGATGTTGTCTCAAATAGTGCAATATCCTTTTCAAATACTTCATTTAAAGACTCTCTTGCCAGGTGAGAACAGCAAAGAAGTGCAAGAAGTTTGCCACCAAGATAGTTGTATCCAAAAGGTTGTGATGGGACAATTACAAATCCCATGGCTGCGTGTCTGTTGAAGATAGTCAGATCTGGAGACTTTCCCAACCATTCATTTCTTGGTTTTGAATTAATTGTAGGAGAACCAAACCGAATAAATCCAAGAACCTTTTTAGTATTCTTTTCAAATACCATCCAACGCAATTCACGCCCAGGAATATTTGATTCATTATTGTGAGAAGACACTGCTCTCAGAAGATTGACATAGTGTTCTTGTTGAACAGCATTCTGAAATCTGCTTCCTACAAACTTAATATCAAAGTCCATGTCTTCTGGATGAACATCTTCATTGAAGAATTCGTCACGCAATGATACAAGAGAACTTGTAGATGCAATCACTTCTTTTTTTACAAACCTCAGATAGTCCTCAATGTTGGACATGTGAGAAAAATATTCTATAAATTTGTTTGCAGCCCAAACTGCATCACTTTCACTAATAATCATTTTTTATACATTGGGATACTAATACTTAAACGATCAGTAAGTGGTTCGAAGAGATGATACTGTAAAGAAGGAATATAAACAGAATTGCCAGGTTCAAGAATAAACTGTTCTTTAATACTCACATTAGCATCTGGAAACGCACCATCTCGATCAGAATATTCATTATAAATGATAACTTTTGATTTGCCAATACACTGAACAATTAAGTTGTCTGGATTATCTGCATGTATTGGAAATGATCTACTATTCTTTTTACCCATATAGATATGAGATTGTGCATCAACATTGTGATCCAATTCAACCTCTTCAATTAAGTTTTTAACATTTGGAGTTATTTGACTACCATGCACAATAAAAGAATAACACTCCTCCCATAGTGTTCTCAAGACATCCATATCATAACGTTTTTCCCAACGAGTTTGTTTTATATAAGTATCTGGAGAAATTTTATAACCAGTCTCAGGATGAATTAATTCAAGAATTCTTTCATCAACATAGGTTGTCTCTATGTACCACCAAACTTCGTGAAAAGTAATGATCATTTAAACTCACACTCCACCATAATCTCAGTTAGTGCTGCAAGAAGATTGATTTCTTGATCTGCAACAAACGCAATCTGATATTGGTATTTAGCTACAATCAAAACAGCAGCAGGAATAGAATTAGGAATAAGAGACTCATAGAGTGCGTCATAAATGCGACGCAGAAGAACAGAAGAATCGTTATCCAGATTATTGACCACCCACTTGCGGACTTCGGCAAAATTCTTTTCTTTAAGGTTCTTAACAAGTTCATTTACAGAAACATCAGAGAAGGATGCAAGAATAGATGAGTCAATTTTACCGTTAGAGGAATATCTTTGACACTCGTTAAGCACACGACGCCAATCGGGGAAATGCTTGTTAATCAGTTCGATTAGAACTTTCTGATCATACTCTACACCTTCTTGTCGAAGAATGTCTTGAAGGCGTTTAAAAAAGTTTGCAGCAAGTTGTTGTTTTTCTTTTCCTTTGATTCCAAACTCGATGACGGCACATCGAGAGTGAAGGGGTTCGATGATTTTGTTTTTGTAGTTGCAGGTGAAGATGAATCGGCAGTTACCACTAAACTCCTCAATAGAAGCCCGTAAGAGGAGTTGTACATCGTTGGTTGTGTTATCTGCCTCATCAATGATGATGACTTTGTGTTTAGCAGTTGACGCAAGCGATACGGTCGAAGCGAAATTTTTCGCAGTGTTTCTGACAGTATCAAGGAATCTACCTTCATCGGATCCATTGATGACATAAACATCTACCCCCAATTCAGAACAGAGTGCCTTAGCAACAGTAGTCTTACCGCACCCAGCTGGCCCAGCAAGAAGTAGATTAGGCACTTCACCTTTATTTAGAAAGTCAGTAAAAGTTTTTTTAATATTCTCAGAGAGAATACATTCTTCAATTGTTTTGGGACGATACTTTTCGACCCAAAGGAATTCATCACGACTCATGGTTCAAAAAAATAAAATTTGAATCAGTTTGGTTAATTCAATAAGAGCAAAGAAACTGCGAATGGTCATCATATCCCACATTCTTACACGATAAAAATATGGGAACGACAAAAGGTTGCCGAACAATCGGAAGTAAATTCCAAGTTGAACACTATTGAATAAAATTACTGCATACCCAAAAATAAAAAAAGCATTGCCAAGAATTCTTAGCCAACTAAGTCTTGGATATTGTGGGTGAATAAGTTTATCAGTAGAAGCCATTTAGATCCAATCAGGTTTACGCTGAGGTAGTCGAAGGTAGTTGTCCTTCACCCAAGGTTTTGAAGCAATATACCTTTTATAAGCAGTAAAAGTATCAATGCTATCGTCAAATT